CTTCGAGATGTTCTCGCAGCTGCCCAGCTGGTTCACAAATCTGTGGATCCTTGTCGTGGCGAGTATTTATGGTATAAAGGGTACACAAATATTTCGTAACGGAGGTAAAAAATAATGCCAAGACCAAAAATAACAAAAAGAAAAGCAGAATACAGTAGTGCTAGAGCAAAAGGTGAAAGCCTACCAGGTTTTGTGGGTAGAATGTTTCAAAGAGTTCATGGCAACATTAAAGAATATGGTCCACTTCCGTCTAAAAGAGAGAGAAAAGATCTAAAAGATTCTAAAAAAGCATTTAAAAGAGATAAAAAAAAGGTTCAATTTAAAAAAGCTGGTGGAACCATGCAACCGTACTACGGAAGTTTCATTTCAGGAACTGTAGATGGAAAAAAACTGTCAAATCCATCCTACAAAAAATATTATGGCAGTTTATTAAGGGGGTTTAAATGACAAAACTATGTCCAAGAGGTAAAGCCGCAGCAAAAAGAAAATTCAAGGTATATCCCTCAGCATATGCTAATGCCTACGCCAGTAAAATCTGTGCAGGTAAAGCAAGAGATCCATCAGGTGTAAAAAGAAAAGACTTTAAAGGTCCTAAACCTGCAGGAAAAGCTATGGGTGGAATAATGGATACTACAAAATTTAAATATGTCTAATGGTTTAAAAAAATGGTTCGATCAGAAATGGGTAGATATTGGGAGCAAGCGAAAAGATGGTTCGTTCGCAAAGTGTGGCCGTTCAAAACAAAAGAAGGACGCGAAAAGGAAATATCCAAAATGCGTACCACTAGCGAAAGCTCGAAGAATGTCGGAGGGACAGAGAAGATCTGCCGTTGCGAGGAAACGGGCAGCTGCCAATGTGGGACCTAAACCAACTAATGTAAAAACATTTTCTAAGATGAGTGGTGGTATTATAGATCAGACTAGAATGAGGTATCTATGAGTGATGATATTATTGCATACGCATTTGGTATATCACCATATGCAGGTACAGGAGAATCAAAAGGATATTTATCTGAAAAAGATTTTAAAAAGGGTGGTGGTAATCCAGGTATAAGAATAAAACGTGGTAAAATGGATGAAAAAAGTTTACCTGGTATGGAGCCAAGGTCAGAAATGTTTTTAGATTTAACTTCAGATTACAAAGGTATTGGAATAAAGAAAAAATTCAAAAAAGGTGGAATGCCATCCAGAAATAAAAAAAATTTTAGACCTACTAAGTCCGGAGCAGGTATGACTAAAGCTGGTGTGGCTGCATATAGGCGTATGAATCCAGGATCTAAATTACAAACAGCTGTAACTGGTAAAGTTAAGCCAGGATCAAAAGCTGCTAAAAGAAGAAAAAGTTATTGCGCTCGATCGCTTGGTCAGTTAAAAAGAGCTAGTGCAAAAACAAGAAATGATCCAAATTCAAGAATTAGACAAGCTCGTAGACGATGGAAGTGTTAATTAATTTTTTTAAATTTCTTAAGCTTAAGATATTTTACAGATATACCAACCTCGAATATAGGGTAAGACGATTAGAGAGAGCTAAATATTGGAGAGAAAAATATCGGAGATAGTGTGGACTACGGTACCGTAAAATATATTCAAAAAATTCTAAAAGACAAAACGGATGCTCTAACGGAGAAGATTAAATTAGGTGTTGACACCTTTGAGGAGTATAAGTATATAATAGGACAAATCAGGTCCAATGAGGATCTGCACAGGGACTTAACAGACCTGCTAAAGAAACAGGAGCCAAATGAAGACGAAGACAGCTGAAGTTAATAAGCATGAACCTGCTTTATTAAACGCATATAAATCACAAGAAGAAGTTAAAAAACTATTTCTAGATCCAACGTCTATTGATAAATCCTCCCTAGAGAGATTGCCAGAGCCGACTGGATATAGATTATTAGTTTTACCATACAGTGGTCCTAAAAAAACTAAAGGTGGTGTTATTCTTTCTGATCAAACAGCAGAAACAATACAGATGACCACAGTGTGTGCGTATGTTTTAAAACTTGGTCCATTAGCATACCAGGATAAAGATAAGTTTCCAACTGGTGCGTGGTGCAAGAAAGGTGATTGGATTATCTTCGGCAGATACGCTGGTTCTCGTTTTAAAATAGAAGGAGCTGAAGTTCGAATATTAAACGATGATGAAATTATCGCAACAATCAGTAATCCTGAGGATATACTGCATTTATATTAGGAGGACAAATGGCAGAAATAAGTAAAAATGATGTTGAAGTTGATTTAGATACAGATGATGTAAAACCAGAAACCATTGATGTAGAGCCTGCAAAAATGGAAACAGAATCTAAAGATGTCAATCTTCAAAAAGAACAGATTGAACAAGAGGGTTCTGAAATCATTAGAGATAAAACACCAATTGACATTGTTGAAGACAAACAAAAACAAGATGATGGTTTTGATTTAACAAAAGCATCAGATAGTGTTCAAAAAAGAATTAATCAATTAACTAAGGCAAGAAGAGAAGCTGATAGAAGAGCTGAGGCAGCGTTACAATATGCACAAGGTTTAAAATCAGAGGTAACAAAATTTAAGAGTCAATATCCTAAAATGGAAGAGAACTACTTAAATGAGTTTGAAAAAAGATTAGTTAATGATGAAACTACTGCAAATACTTTGTTACAAAGAGCAATTGAAAATCAAGACGCAAAATCAATTGTTGAAGCAAATCAAAAGCTAACACAAGTTGCTATTGAGAAAGAAAGATTAGCTCAAACAAAGTTTGTAAAGGAACAAGAGTCAAAAAAACCGGATGACTCAATGGTTCCACCTGAGACTCAAACACCTCAGAATCAAGCAATACCAAGTTATAAAGCACAAAAATGGGTGGACGAAAACTCTTGGTTCAATGATGACCCAGTTATGCACAATGCTGCAATGGCAATTCATGAAAATTTGATAAGAAGTGGGGTTGAAGGAGACTCAGATGAGTATTATAATGAATTGGACAAACAAATAAGAGGATATTTTCCTCAAAAGTTTGGTCAAAATCAGGCGCAAAGGAGACCCGTCCAAACCGTTGCACCTGCAGTGCGTAACCAAAGTGGACGCAAGACTGTGAGACTCACCAAATCACAGGTAGCGATAGCTAAAAAATTAGGGGTGCCACTAGAGGAATACGCGAAATACGTTAAATAGGAGATATTATGGAAACAAAAAATAATACAACGTCATCGCGCGAGTCTGAGATGCGTTCAAAAACAAAACGAAAAACAGATTGGACTCCTCCATCAAGTCTAGATGCTCCGCCTGCACCGCAAGGCTTAGTACAGAGATGGATAAGAGCAGAAACTATGGGTTTTATGGATTCTGCAAACGTCTCAAAAGCTTTAAGGGAAGGTTGGGAATTTGTGAGAGCTGAACAAATCGTAAAAGAGATTGGCCCTCATGACTATCCAACAATACAGGAAGGCAAACATAAAGGGATCATCGGGGTTGGCGGCCATTTGCTTGCAAGGATACCGGAAGAGGTCATGCAATCGCGGAAAGAGTATTTCGAGACAAAAACTCGCGAACAAATACAAGCGGTTGATAATGATCTTATGAAGGAGCAGCGACCTGAGATGCCTATCAATATTGAAAGGCAATCAAGGGTGACCTTTGGTGGTGGATCGAAAAAATAATTTTTTTGTTATCACTACAAAGTAAATTAACAACAACTATAAGTAGAGGACAATAACGATGGCAAATGATACAGGCAATTTCGGTCTGAGAGCTGCTAGACAGTTAGATGGAACTCCCTACAATGGAGCACAAAACAGATATCGTATCCTTAAAAATTATGCGACTGCGATATTTCAAGGTGACTTAGTAAAAACTTCTCTTAATGGAACTATCCAAAGAGCTGGTGCTACTGACAATCCTGTTGTTGGTGTATTCAATGGGGTTTTCTACACTGATCCTACAACTCAAAAACCGACATTTAAAAACTACTACCCTGGAAGCATTTCAGCTAATGACATTATGGCTCAAGTTATCGATGGTCCAGATGTTGTGTTCGAAATAAACGCGGACGCGACTTTCACTGTTTCTCATTTATTTGCTAACTACAAAATAAATGCGACTACTGGTGATACATTATCTGGTCAAGGTAGAGAGAGTCTAGATGTTGCAACAGCCGATTCATCTTCTACATTTGTACTAAAAGCGGTAGATATATCTCAGGATCCAAACAATTCTGATATTTCAGCTGCATCAGGTGTAAATGTATTGGTAGTAATCAATAACCACTCGTACAAGTCTGGTACTGTAGGTCAAACGTAATAGGAGCATAACATGGCAATATCACGAGCACAGCTAGTTAAAGAACTAGAACCTGGTCTGAATGCACTATTCGGACTAGAGTACGACAGGTACGAAAACGAAACTGCTGAGATCTTTCAAACAGAAACATCAGACAGAGCTTTCGAAGAAGAAGTAATGCTTTCAGGCTTTGGTAGCGCAGCTACTAAAGCTGAGGGTGCTTCAGTAACTTTCGACGACGCGAAAGAAGCGTTTACTGCAAGGTATACGCACCAAACTGTTGCGCTAGCATTCGCAATTACTGAGGAAGCAATTGAAGATAATCTTTATGATAGACTTGGTAATCGTTACGCAAGAGCGTTAGCACGTTCTATGGCTAATACCAAACAAGTAAAAGGTGCTGAAATACTAAACAGTGCGTTTAGTACATCACAATTAGGAGGTGACGGTAAACCTCTTTGTGCTACAGATCACCCAACTGTTTCAGGTACAAGCTTGGTGAACACTTTCACAACTCAAGCAGATTTAAGTGAAACTTCATTAGAAGATGCACTTATCAAAATCGCTGCTTTCATTGATGAGAGAGGACTAAGAATCGCTATGCAGGGAAGAAAATTGATAATTCCAAAAGAATTACAATTTACTGCTGAAAGAATCTTAAAATCTCCATTAAGAGTTGGAACAGCTGACAATGACATTAACGCTATTAACAACATGAATATGATACCAGAAGGCTACAGAGTAAATCATTTCTTAAATGATATTAATGCTTTCTTTATCATCACTGATGCACCTAATGGCTTTAAGCATTTCGTCAGATCACCATTAAGAACTGCGATGGAAGGTGACTTTGATACTGGTAACGTCAGATACAAAGCTAGAGAGAGATATTCTTTTGGATTCTCAGACCCTAGATGCGTATTTGGTTCATCTGGATCAAGTTAAGCCGACTAATCAAGCTTAAACAGATATTAAGGGGCGGAGTATTTACTTCGCCCCTTTTTTTATGTATATTCAAAACACTATACAATTAATCAGGACATAGACGCGTATAGTCGACGGCCTAGAGACTATGTTCGTTATACTAGGAGGATAATTATGGCTACAACTACATTTTCGGGACCGATAAAAGCGGGAACGATTAAAGATACAACGGGAACTACTGTAGGTTCAGATGTTGCTAATCAGGGTCATGTGTTAATGGTACAATCATTTCACATTTCAAATACTGATACAACTGATACAAGTGAAACA